TTTTCTTGCCCCGTTGTAGTACTGTACAGGGCTAGTGCGCCAAACGCCGCATTTGAGCCGGGGCCTGATGTATTGCTATACCCCGCCTGATAACCAACTGCCGTGTTGTTTGAGGATGTGGTGTTGGCTTGGAGAGCTTGTCTGCCAACAGCTACATTGTTTGCGCCAGTGGTATTTGAAAACAAAGTGCCAGAACCTATTGCTGTATTAAGTGTTCCCGAAGTGTTTAAGCTAAGGGAATTAAAACCAAAAGCATCATTGAACGCTCCTGTTTACATGCACAATAATGTTGCTGTGCCCAAAGACGTTTTTGACCAAAGAAACGCTCAATCTACTGTCGAGCGAAAAGAAATGTTGAAGCCTGATGCATTTGACTCGCAATTTGATGACATGAGAGCAAAGACTCTTTTATTGAAAAAGCCGCTAAAAAAAGCAAGGGGTGGTTCGATCAATTTAAAAGATTGCAAAGTATCGACGCATCAAAAAAACTCCAAACATTCAAGCTGGTAAGAGGTCATCATGGCAAAATTTAAAACACGTTCAGACGATGAGATTGCATGGTCTAACAAGCCCGGCAACCGTGGAAAGATTTACCCCGGTGACGAAATGGCTCGCAAGCAATATGACCGAGACAAAGCCGCTGGAGAGAACAACCTCAGTGCTGTCCGTAACTTTTTGTTTGGCAAGAGTGATGCAAGAAAACAAGGTGTTGAAGATGCGGTGAATGCTCGTCGTGATGCTGGCAAGTCAATTCCACTGGAACCTTATGTTGCCCCGGTTCGTGAGAAAGCTGTTGACTTGTCAACCGATGAAAGCCGCCCATCTTTTGTTCCTCCAGTAAGAAACAAAAAAGGCGATATACAGCTAATACGCACCAAAGATGTAGCAACAGAAGGCGGCGAACCATACGAATATCCTAGAGTTGAATCTGAAGGCTACCGTGCTAAAAAGGGCGGCAAGATCAGCTTGAAAGATTGCAAGGTATCAACTCATACCAAAAACAAAAAACAATCAAATTGGTGAGGTAAATAATGGCTTACAGCGGAACCGTAGGACAGACAGTTGTCTCAGTACAGAAATTCATCGACCAAGGTGCTCGCATGGCGGGTAAATTGGCTGAAGAGTTGACTGTTGAGCAAGTCCAAGGTTCCAAGCAGGCGCTGTTCTTTATCCTCAGCAACTTGATCAATCAGGGCATCAACTACTGGTGTATTGACAAGAAGGTCTTTGGCCTCAAGGCTAACCAGAATGAGTACTTGCTACCCTTGGGTGGTAATGACGTGCTTAATGCCCTGTATCGCACCTTGGCTCGCCCTTCTGGGTCTGTTTCTGCATCATCTGGCACTGCGGCTTACGCAACTGACGGCGACATTGACACAATTGATGTGCAAACTGCAATCAATGGCAATATTGCAATTAACTACGGTACAGACAATCCAATCTATGCTGGCTCAATTGGCATCCTGCCCGGCACCAGTGGGTCGTTTCACATTTTGCTGGAGTACTCAACTAACGGCTCCACATGGAGTTTGCTGGAAGACACTGGCGTGACCACATGGGTGGATAACGAATGGCAGTGGTACGACATTGACCCCGGCGCAAACGTCCAGTACTACCGCATGCGCGAGACTGGCGGCAACACCCTTGCAGTGCGTGAGTTCTATGTCGGCAACAACAGCACTGAGATCACTATGTCTCGGCTTAACCGGGACGACTACACCAACTTGCCCAATAAGAATTTTACGGCCAACCAACCGTATCAGTATTGGTTCAACCGCACCCTACCTCAGTCCACAATTGTTTTGTGGCCGACACCTTCTGACCCTTTTGTCCAGATGACCATTTGGTATTCGCGCCAAGTGATGGATGTGGGCGAACTGTATGGTGAGTTGGAAATTCCACAGTATTTCTACCAAGCAATTCAGTGCATGCTGGCTCATCAGATGAGCTTGATCCTGCCTGCTGTTGCTTTGCCTCGGATTCAATATCTTGAAGGCCAAGCCGAAAAGTATTTCAACATGGCAGAAAACGAGAACCGCGACAAGTCTCCGATCTATTACGCCCCGAATATTTCTGTCTACACGAGGTAACACATGCCTCGTTTTTTAAACACCGAAGGCAACGCATCACTTGCAATATTTATTTGCGACCGTTGCCGCATGAAGCGAGCAATTGTGGAGGCCATGCCTGACCCTAATTTTGCTGGCCTCAAGGTGTGTCAACAAGGTTGTGCGGATCAAAAAGACCCGTACAGATTGCCTGCTCGTAAGACCGAGCGCATCAATTTGCAATATCCTCGCCCTGATGTTAGCGTTGCCGCCAACGATGACGGCTTGGTGTTGACTCCAACAGGAGACAATATACCCGGCGGCAACCCCAGCGAGGTGTATATCAGCACTGAAAGCGGTGACACCACACCACAGCAAAACGGCAACACTGACACCATTACACCGAATAATTGATATGGCACAAGTAACGATCACACAACTCCCATCAGCGAGTGCCTTAACAGGCAACGAATCAGTACCCGTCGTTCAAAATGGCGAGACGGTTCAGACCACCACAGGCGCAATTGCGGGTGCTGGTGCTTTAAACTACCCATTCCTGACTGTTGGTCTGACTGCTGGCTTGACGCAATCTCGTTACATCTCCACCAATGCTGGTTTGAGCCTGACCGACAACGGCGCTCAAGGCACTTTGGTAGTCAACTTGATTGGCGCGGCTTTGTCTTTGAACTCCAGCGGTACTGGTATTCAGGTCAAAACGGGCTCAAATACGGTCACAGCACGGCAAATAGCAGTCAATACAGGGTTGACTATTGCTGACGGCGATGGAGTGGCTGGAAACCCCACAATTGGCCTTGGAACGGTGTTAAGTAACTTTGCCGGGTTGACTGGAACAGGTATTTTGGCAATTCAATCTGGCATCCCGGCCAAGATAAATATTTTGGCAACTAGTAGTCAGACTACTATTTTGAACGGCAACGGTTCTGCTGATGTGACTGTTGGATTGGCCGACGACCCAATTATTCCGGGTCAAGGCGGTTTGACTCTACCAAACGGAACGACCGGGCAACGAGTGACGTATTTAGGTGTTGTGCGTTACAACACCTCACTTCAGCAATTTGAAGGCTATACCAATACCGGGTGGAATCAATTCAGCTTGACAGGTGGTGTGACGGCTTTCAGCGCAGGCTCAACAGGATTAACACCCAATACAAGCACCACGGGCTCGGTGACTTTGGGAGGCATCTTAAATTCATCAAGCGGCGGTACTGGTGCATCAGCATTAACTGGTTACATGTACGGAAATGGCGTGTCGGCCATGACGGCTTCGGCCACCATTCCAACAACTGACCTGTCTGGCACCGTCACCAACGCTCAATTGGCAAACAGTGCAGTCACAATCAACGGCTCCCCGGTTAGCTTGGGTGGCTCAATTACTGTGACGGCCACAGCAACGTCAGCTTTGACAATTGGAACTGGCCTATCTGGAACAAGTTACAACGGCTCAACAGCCGTGACAATTGCAATTGACTCGACTGTGGCGACTTTGACGGGCTCACAGACCCTGACAAACAAGTCAATCAGCGGTGCAACCAACACACTGACCAGCATTGCAAACGCAAGCCTAACCAACTCGTCTGTGACTGTTGGTACAACTGCAATTGCTTTGGGCGCATCAAGCCTTACCTTGGGTGGGTTGACTACGGTAACCGTCACCCAAGACCCTGTGTCGGCGTTGGAATTGGCAACCAAGCAGTATGTTGATGCTGTAGCCCAAGGGTTAGACCCCAAGGCTTCTTGCGTAGCGGCAACAACGGTAAACATCACGTTGTCTGGAACGCAGACGATTGATGGCGTAGCGTTGATTGCTGGGGATAGGTGTTTGGTTAAAGACCAGACATTGAGCCAAGACAACGGAATTTATTTGGTTGCGGCGGGTGCGTGGACTCGTGCAACGGATATGGACAATTGGTTGGAAGTCCCCGGCGCATTCACCTTCATCGAACAAGGAACCACTTGGGCTGACACGGGCTGGGTTTGTACCTCCAACGCAGGCGGTACTTTGGGTACAACCCCCATTACTTGGGCTCAATTTGCTGGCGTAGGCTCCTACACCGCAGGCACAGGGCTGACTCTCACAGGCACTCAATTTAGCCTTACAGCGCCCGTTACAGCCGTTTTGGGTGGCTCTGGGTACACCAGCTATGCCACGGGCGATATGTTGTATGCAAGCGCCTCGACGACGCTGTCCAAGCTAACCATTGGTGCCGCCAACTATGTTTTGACATCAAGTGGAACTTTGCCTCAATATGTGGCTCAATCAACTTTGACTGTTGGCGCGGCAACAAACACAACCATTACGGCGGCAACAACAGGTGCAACAAACTACCTGACCTTCGTGACCGCGACTAGCGGTAATTTGCCCCAATTGGTAAACTCATCAATAACTTGCAACGCAGTAAATGGCACAATTACAGGTGGCATTTCAGGTGGAGCCTTCTAAGGAAAAAACATGGCACAAAGTGGATATACCCCAATTCTGATCTACGGTTCTGGTACGGCGACAAATGTACCCCTTGCCGCTAACTTGACCAGTACTTCTTCTGGCGTTGAGTTAGCTCTGAATTATGCCGACGGAAAGCTGTACTACAAGAACAGTTCTGGCGTGGTGACTTTGCTTGCTTCAACTTCAGGCGCTTCTGGCGATGTAGTTGGCCCAGCCTCTGCCACTGACAATGCTTTGGCAAGGTTTGACCTTACTACAGGAAAATTGATTCAAAACTCTGTTGGCATTTTGAGTGATGCAGGTATTCTGACTGGTTTGACTGGCATCACATCGTCTGGCTCCATCACGTTTTCCAGCCTTACTTCTGGTCGTGTTTCGTACACCACTACTGCGGGTCTTCAAACTGACTCTGCCAACTTGCTTTACTCAGGCACTGACCTGACTGTCTATGGCCTCACCGTAGGACTAGGTGCTGGTGCTGTTGCCAACAATACCGTGGTTGGTAGCGGTGCATTAGGGACGGTAAATACTGGAGCGTTCAATGATGCTTTTGGTTTTAATTCCCTTAGCTTAAACACTTCGGGAACACTTAATACAGCAATAGGTTCTGGCACTTTGTTTTCAAATACCACTGGCGCATCTAATGTGGCGGTAGGAAGACAAGCCCTCCAAGCAAACACCACCGCCTCTAACAATACCGCAGTCGGGTATCAAGCGGCTTATACAAATATAACAGGTGCTAACAATACTACTGTAGGTTTTCAAGCTGGGTATTTAGCAACAGGCGCAAATACAACCGCTATAGGGTATCAAGCGTTTAAGAGTTCTATTGGCGCAAGTAACACGGCAATTGGTTCTGGGGCAATGGATGGGTCAGGAACTCTGGCAAACAATACAGGAACTCAAAACGTAGCGGTTGGTATGCAATCGCTTAATAATTTATCCACAGGAGGAAGTAACGTAGCAATCGGTTATCAATCCCTCTTATCCAACACCACAGCAGGTAAAAGCACTGCTGTAGGTTATCAGGCAGGATATTCAAATACTACACAAGAGGGACTTACCGCACTTGGCTACCAATCAGGTCGCTTAAACACTGGAGGCATCAACACTTTTGTTGGTTACCTATCTGCGGCGGCAAACACCAGCGGTGGTGGTCATGTTGCAGTTGGTGACCGTGCATTGACCGCAAACACAACGGCTAATTTTAATACCGCTGTGGGTGGTACGTCCATGATTTCAAATACCACAGGGTCAAGTAATTCTGCTCTGGGGTATGACAGCCTTTCAACCAACACAACAGGTGGTAGCAACGTAGCTATTGGCAATTCTGCTCTTCGTTCCAACACCACAGCCTCATTTAGCACCGCAGTTGGCTACGGCGCTGGGCAGTCAAACACTGCAACAGCGCTGACTGCTATTGGCTACCAAGCTGGACAAGGTAACACCACAGGAACTTACAACACTTTCATTGGCGGTCGTGACAACGATGGCTATTCCCCCGGATATTCAGCCGTAACAGGCGGCTCTATTGTTGCAGTCGGCGCTGGTTCTTTGGGATTTAATACATCTGGCGGTAGCAACACTGCCGTTGGTTTCCAATCTTTGCGAAACAGCACCACCGCCTCAAACAACACTGCCGTGGGCTATCAAGCGGGATACAGCAGTACATCAGGCCCCGGAGCAAATTCAGCATTCGGCGCACTAGCCCTGTACAGCACTACGACGGGACAAGAAAACTCTGCTTTTGGTGCGGGTGCTTTGTACACCAATACGGGCAACTACAACTCGGCTTTTGGTAGGCAAGCAATGTACTTGCATACCACGGGAGCAAACAATACCGCCTCGGGATACCAAGCACTCTACTCCAACACCACCGCATCTGACAACACCGCCGTGGGTTATCAAGCAGGGTATAGCAATACCGCTTCTTACAACACTTTCTTAGGCTTTCAAGCAGGTTACGGCGTAACCACGGGGCAAACCAATACAGGTATTGGACGTGTGACTCTGGGTGCATTTGGCGGCCCTGTTACGGGCAACAACAACACGGCTTTAGGTAATGCGGCTCTGTATAAGCTGACTTCTGGCAGTAACAATATTGCTATTGGTGACCAAGCCCTTACCGCCAACACAACAGGCGCTCAAAATATTGCTATAGGAAGTTCGGCACTTGTTACAACTACCGCAAGCACATATAACGTCGCAATTGGGTATGACACCATGCGAACCACCTCCGCATCTAATTACAACACCGCCGTTGGTTCGGGTGCTGGATATAGCAATACCACAGGGTCAATTCATGCTTTTGGCGCTCAAGCCCTGTATGCAAATACCACGGGCTATAACAATGTTGCCGTTGGAGGATACGATTCTCAATCAGGCATATCAGCCGCCTTGTTCGCCAACACCACTGGCCTCGCCAATACAGCAGTGGGGGTTGGGGCGCTTAGAGCCAACACCACAGCCTCTCAAAACACTGCTGTGGGTTACCAGTCCTTGTATGCCAACACCACCGCCACCGCCAACACTGCTGTGGGGTATCAGGCAGGGTATAGTTTAACTACTGTTGGTTACAATACTGCCATTGGTCATAGTGCAATGTTGAATGCAACTACCACGCAAGAGAGTGTGGCTGTTGGTCAAAATTGTATGGGTAACGGAGTTTTAACAGGCAACTTCAATACTGGAGTGGGTGCGGCTGTTATGTACCCAACTACTACTGGAGCGTCAAATTTTGGTGGTGGTTATACCGCACTTAGATTTAACACAACTGGTTCAAATAACACCGCTGTAGGCGCGGCGGCCCTCTACTCCAACACCACAGCATCTGGCAATGTGGCTATAGGTTATGAGGCCGCTTACACAAATACTACTGGCACAAACATTGTTGCAATGGGCTACAGAGCGCACAAGCAGGGAACAACAGGCATTGAAAATACTGCAATTGGAACTGAAGCCCTGCGACAAACTACAACCGGAAGTTACAACACCGCTGTTGGAAGTGCTTCTTCTATATTGAACACCACAGGCTCCAACAACACTTCTTTGGGCTATTGGTCTTTGTTTAACAACACCACAGCCTCTAACAATACTGCAGTCGGGTATCAGGCTGGGTATAACACGACAACAGGAAATTCTAATGTTTATTTGGGTTATCAGGCTGGATATAGCTCTACAACAGGATACGGAAATACTTTTCTTGGCATGAATTCTGCCACTGGTTTTGGCTCAGGTTTTTCTATGACCACGGGCGTTAACAACGTCATTCTTGGTGGGTACTCAGGAAATTCAGGTGGCTTAGACATTCGTACAGGGAACGGCTACATTGTGCTGTCTGATGGTGCTGGTAATGTCAGACAGACCATTGACTCCAGCGGCAACGTGGGTATTGGTACTAGTTCGCCAGCCACTTATGGGAAATTAGCTGTTTACACAGCTACTGCGGCTCAAAACATCATACAAGCTAATACAGATTCTGGGAGTTACACTGGAATTGTATGCTCTTTAACTACATCTACTACATCTACTAATCAATATCAATTTTTAAACTGCACACGAACAGGTGTACAAGAAAAATTAGTTATACGAGACACAGGTAACGTCCAAAACGTAAACAATTCTTATGGCGCACTTTCAGATATTAAGCTGAAAGAAAATATAGAGTTGGCTGGTTCGCAATGGAATGATGTTAAAGCCTTGAGTCTGGTAATTAAGAAATTTAACCTTAAAGCAGATGAAGACAAAATAAAACAAATAGGTTGGATTGCTCAAGATGTGCAACTTATTTCGCCCGGACTTGTAAACGCACAAACAGATAGAGACTTAACAACAGGCGAGTTGTTAGACACTACATCTTTGTCTGTCAGTTATTCTGTAGCGCAAATGAAAGCATTCAAAGCACTTGGTGAAGCGTTAATTAAAATTGAAGAACTGACAGCACGAATCACAGCACTCGAATCCACTTAACCAAGGAGCTTAAAAATGGAAAATGAAATCACAGCAGAACAAATTGCACAGCACTACTCTGCCGCAATGGACAGCGTAAACCTCATCAATGGCGGTCAGCCTGAGATGATGTCTGATGCTGATTGGGCAGATTGCTTGTCACGCAACAAAGAGCATTTGGTCATCATGCTGGCTAAGGATTACTGGACAACAGAGAATCTGACCCCATTGCGTACAGCATCAGTATGATTGATTTTAAAATGGTTCCAGAAGTTGAGGCTAATCTAGCCTCACACGAAAAAATCTGTGCTGAACGGTATGCTGCAATTCAATCATCTTTTGAAGCTAGCGATAAGCGAATAACTAAGATTGAATATCTTTTGTATGCTGTAATGGTGGCTGTATTGTTTGGCCCCGGCGTTGCTGCTGAGTTTTTAAAGAAACTCATAGGAGTTTAAGATTGATCCAATCAGCCTTTGTCTACTTGCAGCAGGTCTTGTCAAGAACATACAAGCTGGGTGTGAGCTTTATAAACAAGCCAAAGAATCTTTTGTTGAAATTAAGAACACTGCTAATGAGGTTGTTGCCATTGGCAAAGAAATGCATGGATTTTGGCAACAACTTCTTAGTTTCTTTGGTAGCAAACCTAAGCCACAAATTAAAAAATCTGTGGCTAAAACTAAAAAAGCTGAGTATGTTGCTGTTAATGAAACTCAAGTTAAAGTTGACATTGTCAAAAACTTAACAGAGTTTTTTAAAATTCAAGAACAACTAGCTGCACATATAAGAGAAGAAGAGGATAAGTCTAAAAACATATACGAGCCTACTCAAAATCATATGGAGGCTGCTCTTAATAGAGTGATGGCACAGCAGCAAATGGCTGAATTAGAAATCACCATAAGAGAAACAATGGTGTATCAAAGTCCTCCAGAGATGGGTGCTTTATATAGTTCTGTGTTTGAAATGAGAGAAGTAATTCAAGAGGAACAAGAACAAGCTAGACTTAAACAAGAGGCTCAAGAGAGGTATAAACAATGGCAACAGCGGGAGGAAAAAAGAGACTTCCAGCAAAAGTCAACATATCTCGTAATGTCTCTAATCCTTATAGTATACCTCTGGATGTGGCTTCTATTCGTAGGCAAACTGGCGAGGACATAATGGGATGGATAGCAGCTTGTGTATTGATAGCGTTGTTACTTCCACTACTAGGCTTTTTATACCTTGATGTTTTAGAAGTAAAACACGACTCAAAAGTACAGATTGAGAAAGTTGAAAAGTTAAGAAGACAACTTGAACAGAAAGAAAGGAAACAAAAAAATGAATAAGCAATTAGAGAAAGACTCTACGTACAACGCTTTTGACACTGATCATGATGGTGTCATCACTGACGCTGAGTTGGCTAAGTCAGAACGTATGTTGATGATTGAGAATATGGACAAGATGCAAGACCAGCAACGCATTATGGCGTGGGCTGCTTTAGTGCTTCCTCCTGTTGTCATAACCTATCTTGCTTCTGCTTTTGTATCGCTAGAGAAAGTGAATGCTTTGAATGGATTAGCCACAACCTATTGTGCTGCTATGGGAACCATTGTTGTAGCATTCATGGCTGCTCAAGCTTATGTCAGGGGAAAAACCACTGATGCGTAATTTGTTGTTGAGTGTAGCTTTGTTTGTTTCTGCTTTTGGTGGAGGCTACTGGAAAGGTGGCTACGACAAAGGAGTAGAGACAGCTTTAGAAGTGGTTGAAGCTAATGATATAGCACGAAACACCGAAGCACAACTACTCACCGTAGCAACTACATATGCTGAAACATTAAGAAAAAATGAACAAAATGCCCAAAAGAAAATTACTGATCTCCGTGTTGCTGTTAGCTCTGGTGAGCGTAAGCTGTTCATCCCTGTCGCCACCCAAGCCACCAACTGTAGTGTACAACCCACCACAGATGCCGCCCCTACCAGCGGAAGTGACGCAGGAGAAACACGTGCCGAACTTGACAGAAAAGTTGCTGAATCTCTTATCGCTATAACAGCAGAGGGAGATACAGCAATACGTAAATTAAATATTTGTATAAATCAATATAACGAAATTAAGGAAAAAATAAATGACCCAACTATCCGCTAACTTCTCCTTACATGAGCTTAGTAAGAGTGACACAGCCCTTAGGCTGGGCTTAGATAATACTCCCACACCTGAAGCAGAGGCTTCTTTAAAAATACTTTGTGAGAAAGTGTTGCAACCAATTAGAGACCATTATAAAAAAGGTGTGAAGTGTAATAGTGCCTATCGCTCTCCTGAAAGTAATGCAGCGGTGAATGGATCAAAAACCTCAGACCATTGCAAGGGCCAAGCAGCCGATATAGAAATACCCGGTGTAGCTAATGCTGAGTTGGCTCAATGGATTATGGACAATTTAGAATATACACAGCTTATATTAGAATTTTACACTCCCGGTATTCCTGACAGCGGGTGGGTTCATGTTTCCTACGACCCTAAAAATCTGAAGAAGCAAGAGTTGACAGCAACTAAACAAAATGGTAAGACGGTATATTTAAATGGACTTGTTGCTTAGCAGGTGATATAATGTCTTTTAAAAATATAAATATAATAGGAAGAGAATATGAAGTTTTCTTCTTAGATGATTTAAAAGACCTTGTAGGAAATTGTGACAACGATAATTTGAAGATACATATAAGGAATGGACAACCTCCTTTACTAGAGACAGACACTGTCTTACACGAAGTGGTGCATGCAATAGATGTTGCAATGCAGCTTAACATGAGTGAGAGACAAGTGTATTGTATAACGACAGGATTGATAGCAACATTAAAAGATAATCAACAGTTTTTAGAATATTTGTATAAGGCATTAAAGAAATGAAAGAAAATTTTACAGCAACACAAAAAGAAGTTGTAGCTAGAAAGATGGGCTATAACGGGCCTATGCATATGTTTGATGAGTTCTTGATGTCAACACCAGCAGAAGCAAAGAAATATTCTTTGATATCTTCTAAGGTGACAGAGAAGATGTCGAAGGGTGGCAGTGTCACTGGTTATGCAAAGGGTGGTCAAGTGGTGGCTAATAAAATGAAAGCCTCTCAAATTATTACAGAGCACACAAAGACGTATGGTCTTGACCCAATGCTTGAACTTTCTGCCATTGAAAAACTAGGAAAACTTGGTGATTTGGCCTTGCTTCAAGAAAATAATACAGTGGTGATATTAAGAAAGATAAAGCCATACATTGTTGAGTTTAACTTTTATTCCACAGACTCTCCTGAAAAACTGGCTGTATCAATGTTATCTTTAATGAATAAGATAAGGGACGGAGAAGTGAAGGCTATGTACGGATTTTTTAAAGAAGGTGGATCTAGTGTCGTCACCTTACTTAAAAAGATAGGTGTTGCTGTAACAGCCTCGGATGTTCCTCGTTATGATTGGAAGGTTTTGGTATGAGACACGACAATGCTTATCATCTCTTAGGTATTCCAACTCTTCCTGAAGATGCTTTTAAACATATTGGCGATAGAAAGATTAAGCCACATGGACTTTTTGGCCTTTTAAAACAGGCCACCGGACTTGATCTTACCTTTGTTGACGATGCAGCTTCAAGTGGCGGTAAGTTAATAGAAGATACTGTTAATTGGGTAGGTGAGGAGCTTGGAAATGCTGGTGAGTGGATTGATCAAACAGTAAGAGACGTTATACCCGGTGGTTGGACAACTGTCATAGCTGTTGCTGCCATATATACAGGATATTATTACACTAGTGGGCCGGGATCAGCCGCCTATGCTGCTGAAGCTGGTAGTGTTGCTGGTGGTAGTGGTGCTGCTGGTACAAGCACAAGTGTTGCTGCCTCTAGTCAAGCAGCAGGGACAGGGGCATATTCAGGTGTGTCTTCTGGTTCTTTAGTTACAACGGCTCCAGTGACAAGCGGTAGTATGCTTGGTGTAGAAACAATGGCTCTACCTCCTGCTTCCTCCAGTATGTATTCTCTTAGCTCTGGAGCATCTTCTGGTTTAGGACTGCAAGCCGCAGCGGGTGAGGGTTTAAGCTTAGCGGCTCCTTCTTCCTCTGCTCTCACCTCTAGTGCAGCCGCAGGTGCAGGTGGTATGGGTGCTGGTACAGGAATGAGTTTAACATCTGCTCCCAACTTAGCTTCAATGGGAGGCGGTCAAGGACTCACTGCCTCAGCTTTTGGTGGTGGAACAGTGAGTGAGCTTGGTGTCTTTGGTGCTCCTTCTTTAACTGAAGCATACACGACTAAAGAATTATTAGACAGAAATAAAAAAGAAGACGAACCAAAAGAAGAAGAAAACAAACCCGCAGAAAAAGAACCTCTTGATTTAACATCAGCTTTTGCTGCCTTAGGTACAATGTTAGCGTCTAGAGATGCTTCTACCAGAGGACAAAGAAGTTTTGCAGAGGGGGGTGATGTTGTTCCCACCACACCTACAGCAACACAAGCTACAACACAACAAACGGCTGTCACATCAAACATGTTAGCCGCTGCTGATAAAGCAGGAACTACTCAACAAGCTGTTGTAACTAAGGATGCAGTAGCAGAAGGTGTAGCTGCTCCAGCAGGAGTGACAGAAGAGAAGATGGTGGCAGATGCTGCACAAACAAAACTTGCCGAAAGTCTCACTGGTGTAAAAGCAGAACAAGGCACTGTATCTGAAAAAGCTCTAGCAACAGCAGCCACTGTTGATCCAACTAAGACAGAAGTAGGTAAAGAAGCAGCAGCACAGGGAACAGCTACACTTGTTAAAGATGTAGCAGATAGAACATTACAGACAGGTGAGCTTGTTAGTGGATCTGCTGTAGATCAAACAGCAGTTGAAGCTGCTCTAGCTAAGACACAAGCTGCTCAAGGCACTGTCACAGAAGACATGACTACACAAGGTCAGCTTAATAAACTATTAACAAACTTTGATGCTGGTAATCCACCTCCGTGGGCTGCTGCTTCTATGCGTGGTGTAACAGCACAACTTGCTGCCAGAGGACTAGGTGCTAGCAGCATAGCAGGACAAGCCATTGTTCAAGCCACATTAGAAGTTGCTCTTCCTATTGCTGCTGCTGATGCTAAAGTGTTTGAACAGATGGGTTTACAGAACCTGTCTAACAGACAACAAACAGCAATTTTGTTGGGAGAACAAAGAGCTAAATTCTTAGGACAAGAGTTTGATCAAAACTTCCAAACTAAAGTATTGAATGCTGCACGTATTGCAGACATTGCTGATAAAAATTTTACTGCTGATGTAACCATTGCTTTAGAGAACGCACGTTTAACAAGCACAATGGATTTACAGAACTTGTCTAACAGACAAGCACTGGTGTTAGCTAAGACAGCACAGATTGCTAACTTAGAAACAACTAATCTAAATAATAGACAACAAGTGGCTGTAGAGAATGCTAAAGCTTTCTTGACTATGGATGTAAAAAACTTAGACAATAGACAACAAACAACTTTGTTTAAAGCTAAGGAAATTGCTGACTCCATCATCTCAGACACTGCTGCTGCTAATGCAGCAAAAGCAACTAATGCAGCCAATGCTTTAGAAGCTGATAAAATAAATGCTCAGCTTGCTCTTTCTGCTTCTCAATATAG